CGGCATTCAAACATATTCCCACGTTCCTTGCTTGCTGATGTCCTTGTTCCCTTGTTCATTCAAGGTGTATTGGGTATATGTTTGAATGCCGGAATTGTCAGCTTGTGCAAATTCATAATGTATCGCATCAAGACCATACACCGGGACAAAATACCCATCGGAACAAAGAAACGCGGTTTGTTGCCACACGCCCGAAATGTCGGACAATTGAATTTCGGGTTCATCGTCATTGATGCTTTCGGAACACGCGCACGCACATACGCACGCACACATCAATAATATATTGCGAATCACCCTTTCCATTGTTCCATCTTCTTTCGATATTCGACAACCATTGCATCGAATTGGGCTTTATCCACCTTGCACGTTGCTTCACCATTCAGGTTTGCCAATTCGAGTGCATCAAAGATTTCTTGTGGCATTACCGAGTAATAAGACGGGTTGCCGTAATAGTCATTGACCTTGATTTCAACCATTGTTATTCCCTTTCGTTAAGTTTCCGATTATTTCCAACAGCTTGTCGATGTGTTCTTGGGCTTTCACCAATGATGCTTCTTTCATTGATAGAATTTCCAACAACTTGTCCATATCGGCGGGGTTTATCGTTACGTTGTTGCCGTTGATGTTGTTTCCATTCACGTTTGTTTGTTCACCGCCCCCGGCATATCGTTGTGGTTTCAATACCAAATCACGCAAAATTGCGTGTTTTGACTTTGGGATTGTTGAACCTGATTCCCAATTTTGGACGGTTCGGGGGTGAACACCCACCATTTCGGCAAGTTGTTCTTGGGATATTCCCAACTTTTCACGAATTTTTTTAATATCCAAATCGTTCATATTCAATCAATTATATTTTGATGTGAAAATTTACACGCAAAATTGTGTGAAAAAGTTTGGTAAAACACACAATATGCCGTATCTTTGCACTTGTAAAGTTTGACAATGCAAAATTAAAGCAAAGACAAACATTTGCAAATAGCAAAATTACGTCATTTTAGCGAAAACGCCAAAAAACGACACGAAAAATTGCACATTTTTAATTCATAAAGATATGAGTAAAGAACTATTTTCATTCAACAAGGGGTGGTCGCAAGTTAAGAACGGCGACATTCCCGAATGCCGTAAAAAACTGATGGCGGCATTGAACATCAAGACAAGGGCGGCTTTTCTTAACCGCTTGAAAGGTGATGTCGAACCGAAAGTTTCGGAAGTTAAGGCAATCGAAGATGTGTTTGCCGAATATGGTGTTACCGATGTTTGGGGTGCGGCATAATGGACGAAGCAAAAAACCTTACCAAACGCGAATCCGAAATTGCTGAATTATTCGCTTGGGGCGCAAGCAAGAAAGACATTGCAAATCGCCTTTTCATTTCGGAACGGACTGTTGAGAATCACACCCGGAACATATATGAAAAAACGGGGTGTTCCAAGGTCAATGAATTATCCGCGTGGTGGTTTTGCACAACATTCCACATTTCCTTTGACTTGTCGCCATTCAAACGTAACGCAATCACGGTGGTAATGCTTTTATTGATGATTCCGCAAATGATTGACTTTGACAATGTGGCAGTCAGGACACGCACCAACACTTGCCGAATTGTGCGGTCGGTTCGCACAAGAAGAAAATCCGAGAACGACAATGCAACGGTCGATTTCGTAATGTAGAACTTTAACAATTAAAAATTTCGCAACAATGAAAAAGAGTGAACTAATGAAACAAGTAAGAATGTCCATCGTGGGCATATTGGGGTGCATTGCATTGATATTGATGTGTGGCGAACCCATCGAAGAAGAAACGTGGTTTCGTGTATTCTTCATAACAAAGGGGCTTGCATTCCTGATTGGTTATATCACATACGTTCTTTGTGTTCGTTGGGAATCCAAGGGTTTATTGCCCGAAATGGACGAAGAAGTTTAATTGCCAATGATAAGAATTGACCCAAATACAAGGATTATTGACCTTACGGTTGGCGAACTGATGGAATTGTTGGAAACAATCAAGACAACGCCACAGGAAGCACCAACAAAGCCCGAAAAAAGGTTGGTTTATGGTATTGCCGGGATTGCTCAATTATTCAATTGTAGTATGACAACGGCAAACCGCATCAAGGCAAGCGGACGAATCAACCGGGCGATAATGCAGAACGGGCGAACCATCGTGGTTGATGCCGACCTTGCTTTGGAACTTTATAATAATAACAAATAATATCGCAACAATGAAACAAGTAATTTTGAAATCCATTACCCTTTGCAATTTCAAGGGTGAAAAGGAACGGACAACCAATTTCAATGCCGATGTTACGACAATTACAGGCGGCAACGGAATGGGAAAATCAAGACATTTCGATGCTTTCATTTGGCTTCTTTTCGGTAAGGACACCCAAGACCGAAAAGATTATGAGGTGAAAACACGTGTCAATGGTGAAGAATTGCACAATGTAGAATGCAGTGTGTCGGGCGTGATTGTCGTTGATGGCGAAGAAATCACCTTGAAACGTGCATTCGTTGAAGATTGGGTGAAGCCACGTGGACAAGTGGAAAGAGTTTTCAAGGGCAACCACACCGAATGTTGGTGGAACGAAACCCCGGTGAATGTTGGTGAGTACACCAAGCGAATTGAAGCAATCATTGATTCTTCATTGTTCAAGATGATAACCAACCCGGCATTCTTTGTCAATATGAATTGGAAGTTGCAACGTGAACAACTGTTTCAGCTTGCCGGAACAATCACCGATGCCGAAATTGCTTCACAAAAGCCCGAATTTGCCGCCTTGCTTGACAAGGTAAGTGGCAAATCGCTTGCGGACTTCAAAGCCGAATTGTCGGCACGAAAGAAGCGATTGAAAGATGAATTGGCACAAATCCAACCAAGGATTGACCAAACCCACAAGATGAAGCCCGAAAATGAAGATTTCCACGAAATTGAAATTGAAATTGAAACCATCGACAAAGAGATTGCAGAAATCGACAAGGCGATTGCCGATGTAACCGCCGCAATCCGTCGTCAGTACGAAGCGGAACAAAGCAAGCAACGCAAGGTAAACGCCTTGAAGTCGGAATGCCAACAAATCGTGTTTGATGCCAAGACAAAGGCACAAGATGCAGCCTTTGAAGCCAACGCAAGCCGACGGGAACTTGAAAGCCAAATCAAGGACAAGGAACGTGCGATTGAGGGTGTACGCAAAGAAATCACCAATGGACAAGTTGAGATTGCAAGGATTCATCGTGAAATCGAGGGAATCAAGACCGAACAAGACAACTTGCGCAACGAATGGTTTGCCGAAAATGAAAAGGCATACAATGGCGAAACAACTTGCCCACATTGCGGTCAGGACTTACCCGAAGATATGGTTGCGAAAGCCCGTGAGGTTTTCACCAAAGCACAGGCGGACAAATGCGATGGCATAAGCACCAAGGGCAAGCAGCTTGGCGAAAAGGTGGCGACACTTGAAGCAAAGGTTGTTGAAATCAAACAGGACGTGGAGAATGCAACCAAGAACAAGGAAACATTGTGCGCGGAACTTGAAGCACTCAAAGCAAGGTTCTTGGAAATCCCGGTTGTCGATGCCGCCGCCGTTGTTCCTGAACTGATACCCGAATGGGCTGCAAAGCAAAAGGAAATTGCAGACCTTGAAGCCACCATTGTAACCGACAATTCAGGTGTGGACACAACCGAATTGCAGAACCAAAAGGCGGATTTGAACAAGAAACGTGGCGACTTGGTGGCTCGCCTTGCAAAACGTGATACAATTGCACGTTGCGAAAGGGAAATTGCAGACCTTGAAGCCAAAGGAAAGACCCTTGCACAGCAAATCGCCGATGCAGAACGTGAAGAATACACCGTTGAGCAATTCACCAAAACAAAGGTCGAAGAATGCGAAAACCGCATCAATGCGATGTTCAAGTTTGTATCGTTCCGCTTGTTTGATTACACCATTGAGGGCAACCCGGTTGAAACGTGCATTGCAACCGTTGGCGGTGTTCCTTATGGTTCAGCGAACACAGCAAGCAAGATGAATGCGGGTCTTGACATAATCAACACGTTATGCAAGTTTTATGGTGTATGCGCCCCGATATTCATTGACAACCGCGAATCGGTCAATGAACTTGTGGAAACCGAAAGTCAAATTATTAACCTTGTCGTGAATCACGACAATTTCTTAACAATTAAATAATTATCGCAACAATGGAAAAGAACTTTGAAAAAGGCGAATTTCTTACCAAGGTGGAAGATTTCGCAAAGAGTATGTCAGAAATGACAAGTGAACGTGAGGGTGTAAAACGTGGCTTGATTGTCCTTGCCGTTGAAAAGGTCGATGGCGAAAGTGGTACAAAGTCAATTATCACGGTTTCGGGTAATAGTGAAAAACTTGCCGAATTGGTTGCAGAATTTGCAACACAAGATGCAACAAGACCACTTGTTTCACAGGGCTTGAAACTTGGCACAATTAAAACCATCGTTGAAAAATTCGGGGGGGGGGGATTTAACAATTAACCTATTCATCAACAATTAAATTCATTCGTTATGAACGAAATGCAGAAAATAAATGGCGGTGCAATGGTAGTTGCACAACCTCAAAACCAAGTCGGGTTCAACTTCTTTGACCCGGAACAATTCAACACAATGCAACGTGTGTGCAAGTTGTTCGCAAATTCGGAACTTGTGCCGGATATGTACAAAGTGAAGTACGAACAAATCCCGGTCGGAGCTGATGAAAACACCATCAACGCAATCAAGTTCAAGAACCAAATCGCCGAACACAAGGCGGTTGCCAACTGTATGATTGCAATTGAGATTGCAACCCGAATCGGGGCTTCACCTTTGATGGTTATGCAGAATATGACACCTATTTACGGCAAGCCGTCGTGGTCGTCAAAGTTCCTTATCGCAACCGTGAACACTTGCGGACGTTTTGAGCCATTGCAATTCAAGTTCACCGACAAGGGAATGTGTGGAATGGTTGATTATACCGATTACGTGTGGGATAGTGCTTCACGCACCAAGAAGCCCGTTACAAAGCAATTTGACGGCAAAAAGGTGATGAACATTGAGTGTGTGGCATACACCACCAAGAAAGGTTCAACCGATGTTTTGGAAAGTTCCCCGGTATCAATCGAATTGGCAATTCAAGAGGGTTGGTACACCAAGAACGGTTCAAAGTGGCAGACGATGACAAAGCAAATGTTGATGTATCGTGCCGCATCATTTTGGACAAGTGCTTATGCGCCCGAACTTTCAATGGGTATGCGTACCGTCGAGGAGCAACAGGACATTTATGTGGACTATCAAGACGTAACGGCAACCGAGGTTGAAACCGAAAAGAAAGAGAACGCCAACAAGGTTGCTATCGGTGCAGACCTTGCCGACGGTAAGGACACCACCGCGAAAACCGTTGTGGACACCGAAACGGGCGAAATCAAAGAGAGTGCAACCGAAACACCAACCGATGAACCGAAAGCGGCACAAAAGCCGAATCCGGGATTCTAAACAAGTAAATCCGAAAGGTTATGGAATTGAAAATTTTGGGTTCAAGTTCAAAGGGCAATTGTTACTTGCTTGACAATGGGAAAGAATGTTTGATGATTGAATGTGGCGTTGCGTTCAAGGACGTGCAAAAGGCGGTGAATTTCGATATTTCGCGCATTTGTGGTGTCATAATATCACACGAACACGGCGACCACGCCAAACACGTCAAAAAGTGCCTTGAATCACGCATTCCCGTGTATGCTTCACAAGGAACACTTGATGCACTTGGCATTTCCCCGACCCGTAATGTGCCGAACTTGGTTTGCCGAATGGGTGAATTGACAATTCAGCAGATAGGCAAATTCAGGGTTCAGCCATTTGCAACCCAACACGATGCCGCCGAACCTTTCGGGTTTCTTATCTATCACCCTGAATGTGGAATGGTCTTGTTTGCGACCGATACATATTACTTGCATTACACCTTTGATGGCTTGCACAACATCTTGATTGAATGCAATTATCGCCAAGACATATTGGATTCCAATGTTGAATCGGGCAAGATACACCCGGCAATGAGGACAAGAACAATGAAAAGCCATTGCAGCTTTGACACTTGCCGGGAAACATTGCTTGCCAACGACTTGTCGAAAGTGAACAACATTGTGTTGATTCATCTTTCGGACGGAAACGCCAATGCAAACGAGTTCAAGCAAGGAATCATTGAAGCCACAGGCAAGACCGTTCACGTTGCAGAAAATGGAATGACAATCAAGAATTTTAATGTATCACCATTCTAAAAGTATGTATCGAATTTTATTATCAACAAGGGGAAAGGCTTATGCTTATAATCTTGGCGACAATTGTACCAACGACCCCGAAGATTTCACCGAACAAGTGAGTGGATTTGTGGAGCAAGGCGATGTGATTGTTCTTGTATCTGATTTAGAAGATGCACAAGAAAAGTTGCCGGAATATGATATTGAAGAAGTGTTCAACGATTAAAAATTTATTAAAATGAAAAAGTTTGTATTGATTCAAAATGGAAAAGAAGAACCCGTTGGAAAGTATGCGACCAAGGCGGAAGCCGCCGACGTGATGGAACAAATCATTGACGACAACAACGATGATTTGGATTCGGACGATGAAAATTATTTGACCGCCTTTGATTTCCGCCTTGAAGAAGTCGAGGTTGAAGAAATCAACGAAATTGTGTTGTCGTTTGATGATGCCCGTGCATACCTGAATGGTAAGCCGAACAACGACTTCACCGTGTCGAAAAAGGTTTTGTCCGGCAATTGCGTTCAGCTTGCAGACGTTGCGCGTTTGGTTCAGGACGTGAACCCAAATCACATCAAAGCACTTGTTGCCCTGAACGAGTTATTCACCATTGCAGAGGCTTGGAACAAGGCGGACAACTTTGTTCCTGATTTCAGCGATGCAAGCCAAACCAAGTATTTCCCTTGGTTTGTATATGACAAAGGGGCTGCGGGGTTCGTGTCTGCGTATCCGCATGCGGCGACGAATACGTCTGCGTCTGTCGGTTCTCGGCTTTGCTTCAAAACACGAAATCGAGCAATCCAATTCGGAAAACAGTTCGTGGGCTTGTACAACCAAGTTTTCTTGCTCAATAAGTAAAATGTATCACTATAAAACATAATCGAGTTATGGAAAGAGAACTTGGACAGGAATACAAGAATCTTGCGCAACGTGAAGCATTCTTGAAAGACAATTGCGATGCTTGCGAACAAAAAGGCTATATGAAGCCATACACCCCGGAAGAATTGCAAGGACACAAAGAGAAACTTGCCAATGTTTCGATTGAGATTGCCGAAATCGAAGCCGAAAAGAAACAAGTTGAAGCCGACTTCAAGGGACGTTTGAAACCCTTGAAAGAATCAAGGGCAATAATGGTTTCCAACATCAAGTCAAAAGCGGAATACGTGAACGAAGTGTGTTACCGCTTCACCGACCAAGAAACCAAGGAAACCGGGTATTACAACAAAGAGGGCATTTTGGTTGAGTGCCGCCCGGCAACGGCTGATGAACTACAACCAAACATCTTTTCGATGGTGAGAAAGACAGGAACAAATGATTAACTTTTAATTTTTGAAGAATATGCAGAACGAAAAAATGCAAATCAATCTTGCACCCGGAATGACAACCGCCGAAGTAATCTTGCGTGAGGGTGCAGCCGTGAAACAGCTTGAACCGAAAGCACCCGTAAAAACCGACCTGAAAGGCGTTATCGGTTGCGTGGTTGAGTACCTAACAAAGCGAATCAATGTTGGTCAGTTCGCCCAAAAGGATTGCCACATTCTTATCGACCGCGACAACGTGGAAATCACCTTGATAACCAACGAAGCGGACGAATACACACGTGGAAAGGTTGTCGGCAAATTGAGTTACAACCCGAAGTTCGTTGAGTTTGGAATCAACCGAAACAAAGTGTGGACACCAACCAAACTTGGCTTGTTTATCAAGATGAACCGTGCATTCTTTGCAGACCGCCAAACCAATATGGCGTTGGTTTCAACCCTGATGAACTTTACCGCCACCGTGAACAACAAGATTGAACGTGCAGTTGCCGAAAATGGCAATCGTACCGACAATTTCGCCCAAGTGGTCAATTCCAACTTGCCGGATTCGTTCACCATTCAAATGCCGATATTCAAGGGAATGCCCGCCGAAACAATCGAGGTCGAAACCTTTGCACAGGTGAACGGACGTGAAGTTGCATTTGTGCTTCTTTCACCGGGCGCACAAGCAACACTTGAAGATTTACGCGACAAGGTGATTGATGATGAAATTGCAAAAATCAAAGAGATTGCACCCGAAATCGCAATCATTGAAATTTAGTGTACAACGCCCCCGACTTGCCCTTTGGTGGGTCGGTGGGCTTAATTCTCGCAACAATGAAAGATACATTTTATTTTCAACACGATTATAACGCAAGGAACGACCCAAAGATTATCAAGTTGATGCGCGTTCACGGTCTTGCGGGTGTTGGTGCGTATTGGTGCATTGTTGAATACTTGTACCAAAATGGCGGTAAGCTGAAATTGGAAGAATGCGAAAGTATTGCATTTGCATTGCATACGGATTGCAATTGCATTACAAGTGTTGTGCAAGACTTCGACTTGTTCCAAAATGATGGTGTGTGTTTTTGGTCGGAAAGCATCAATAAACGTGTAATTCGCCGTCAAGAGATAGCCGAAAGCCGTAAAAAAGCCGCCGAAGCACGTTGGAAAAATGCAAGTGCAATGCAAATGCAATGCAACGAAATTGACTTAAATAATAAAGATATAAATGATATATCTTGTCTTAAAAGACAAGAGAGTGAAACCGATGTTTCACCCAAGGTCGATTTTGAACGAATCATAAATTTATATCATTCAATTTGTCAATCATACCCGCGTATTATCAAGTTGTCGAAAGCCCGAAAACAAAAGGTTGAAATCCGCTTTATGGACGAAATGAAAGGTGATTGGGCGATGCTTGAAACCGTATTCAGGAAAATGGAAGAATCAAAGTTCTTGCGTGGCGACAATCCGCGTGGTTGGAAAGCGACTTTCGATTGGCTTTTCACCAATGACAAGAATTGGTGCAAGGTTGCAGAGGGCAACTATGACAACCGCGTTGAGAGTGGGAAAAAGACAGTACCAACCGCAAAACCGAATGAAGAATGGCAATAGACATCAAAAAGGCTTTGGATATGGTCAAGGAACGTGGGTTGTTCCAAGGCATTTCCCGGTTCAAGTACAATGGTGAGGGTTACGACCTGAACGAATCGTTGCAGCTTGTCGAAGCCATCGGAAAACAACGAAACCCAAGATTCGTGATTGATGATGAAAACCGCTTCACGTATGAAAATATTGTCAAATGGTTGCATTGCGACCCGACAATGAAAGCGATTCACCCAACCACAAAACAAGAAGTTCCGGGGGATATGTACCGGGGAATATATATCGCCGGAAATACGGGTTCGGGCAAGTCTTGGTGCTTGGAAGTGATGTTGGCTTATGCTGATTTGTTCCACTTCAAAATCAAGTATGGCGGTGATGATGCGCGTATATGGTGGCGAATCGCAAGGGCTGATGAAATCGTGGCAAGGTTCGTTGAAACAACTTCGATTGACGAATACAAGAAAGCAAAACTTCTTTGCATTCAGGATTTCGGGGCGGAACAATTGGAAGCCGTCGCAATGGGCAACCGAATGAATGTCTTGCGAACCTTGCTTGAATACAGGGGCGACCGTTCCGATTGCCTTACAATGATAACATCGAACTATTCGTTGAAGAATCCAACCTTGACGGAAAGTTACGGTGAACGTGTAACAAGCCGATTGATGGAAATGTGCAATTACTTTGAAATCAAGGGCAAGGATAGACGAAAACTTTAATTAAAGCAATAAAATGTCGTGATTATTAACAATTTAACTTTATACTATTATGGCAAGCGACATAATGATACAACAAAACGTGGTCTATAAGACCGAAAAGGGAACGCCCGTAACGGATTCCTTGAAAGTTGCGGAAGTGTTCGGAAAACAGCATAAGAACATTATGCAATCCATTCGTAACATCTTGGGGTCGGCTGAAAATTCAGCCCACCACCGTTGGTTCTATGAATCAACATATTGCGATATACAAGGGAAAGAACGCCCGATGTTCATAATGAACCGCGATGGGTTTTCGTTGCTTGCAATGGGCTTGACCGGGGCAAAGGCAATGCAATTCAAGGTAGGATTCATTGAACAATTCAATGCAATGGAACGGGTGGTTCGTCAGGTGATGCAACCAACCACCCCGGCAATACCTCAAACATTCGCGGAAGCCTTGCGCCTTGCAGCTTCACAGGCTGAACAAATCGAGCAACAACAAAAGAAGATTCAAGCCGATGCACCCCGTGTTCTATTCTCGCAAGCGGTTGAAACGTCCGAAAAGTCGGTGTTGATTGGCGAACTTGCCAAGATTATATGCCAAAATGGTGTGGACACGGGCGAAAAACGCCTTTTCGCTTGGTTGCGTGAAAACGGTTACTTGTGCCAATTCGGTGAAAGATACAACCAACCGACCCAAAAAGCAATGCAAATGGGGTTATTTGAGATTAAGAAAACATCAATACAGTTGCCAAATGGCGAAACCATCATTTCCAACACCACCAAGGTAACAGGAAAAGGGCAAGTGTATTTCGTGAATAAATTTCTTCATAACAATCAAAAGAGTTTACCAAAATGAAAATCTATGTATCGGGAAAAATAAGTGGGTTGCCTTATGCCGATGTGCAAGAACGGTTCGATGATGCCGAAGCATTATTGACCGAACTTGGCTTTGAGGTGGTGAACCCCTTAAAAAATGGTCTTGACAAAGACGTGGAGTGGGAAAAGCATTTGTGTAAGGACATCGAAATGCTGTTGGGTTGCGATGCAATCTATATGATGGACAATTGGGTTGATTCAACCGGGGCTTCAATCGAATATGACGTTGCAATGAGGACAGGAAAGGACGTGTGGTTTGAATCCAACGTGGTAAGAAACAACCTTGTCGTGATGAAGATTCAAAACGCAATTCACGAAGCAATGGGATTGAAGTTTAATGATTATATCACCAAGTCCCGGAAACGTGATGGATTCTTTGCAAGAATGATTTTCGTGTACCATTGCAGACAAAACAAAATGCGTCTTATCAAGATTGCGGAGTATGTGAAACGCGACCATTCGACAATGCTTCATCTTTTGAAGAAGTATCAAGATGATTTCAATTACAATCCGCAGTTCCGAGAAATAGCAACAAAAGTGAACAATATATTAAATAAAACAAGCGAATAATGCACAAATTTGATTACCGTTGGACGTTGAAAGAAGCCAACTTCACAAAAGACAAAGGAACGGTCTTTTCGTGCTTTTCTTGTGGGGGGGGGTCGTCAATGGGCTATAAATTAGCGGGTTACGATGTAATCGGCTGCAATGAGATAGACCACCGAATGATGTACACCTATTGTCAAAACAACAACCCCAAGTTCCCATTCCTTGAACCAATACAGACTTTCAAGGAAAGAACGGATTTGCCACCCGAATTGTTTAACCTTGACATCTTGGACGGTTCACCCCCTTGTTCCACCTTTTCAATGGCGGGAAGTCGTGAAGATGCTTGGGGAAAGATGAAACATTTTCGTGAGGGTCAGGCGGAACAAGTCTTGGACACATTATTTTTCGACTTCATCGACCTTGCAAAGAAGCTGCAACCAAAAGTTGTTGTTGCGGAAAACGTGAAAGGTTTGTTGCTTGGTGAAGCGAAAGACTATGTAAGGCGAATTTATGAGGGGTTCGATGATGCCGGGTATTATTGCCAACATTGGTTGCTTGATGCTCAAAATATGGGTGTACCACAAAGGCGTGAACGTGTTTTCTTTGTGTGTTTGCGGAAAGACCTTGCCGAACCGTTCTTGGAACGTGTGTCATTGTTTGAAGAAGCACCAAGAATGAAGATGGAGTTTAACGAAAAGCCAATCTTGTTTGGTGAGGTTGCCGACTTTTCAGGACGTGAAGCAAATTCAAAGGTGATTCGCACATTGTGGGAAAATAGAAAATACGGCGATACAAACCAAGGTGATGCAAACGAAAGATTGTATGGCAAAGGGTCAAATTTCAATCAAGCATACGTTTACACCGACAAGATTTGCCCAACATTGGCAAGTAAAGAAACGTGCTTGATTCACTTTGACCAACCAAGATTTCTTGGACAAAGCGAAGTTTGTTGCATTTCATCATTCCCGCAAGATTACAACTTTGGTGGTCAATCACCGCATTACGTTTGCGGAATGTCAGTTCCACCCGTTATGATGGCGCAAGTGGCGAATCAAATTTGGGAACAATGGTTATCAAAAATTTAGAAATAAATGTATCACTATAAAACAAAAGAACAATGAAATTAGTATTTTTCGACCTTGAAACAACAGGAGTGAACCCCGGCAAGAATGGCATTCATCAAATATCCGGGCAAATAGTGATTGACGGCGTTGTGAAAGAATCATTCGATTTTCACGTTCAGCCGAACCCCAAGGCAATAATCGAAGATGAAGCCTTGAAAGTGGCGGGCGTTACCCGTGAACAAGTGATGGCATACCCACCAATGCGTGAGGTGTACAACCAATTTGTCGGAATGCTTGCCAAGTACGTGAACAAGTACGACAAGAAAGACAAGTTCTTTTTGGTCGGTTACAACAATGCAGCTTTCGACAACCAATTTTTGCGTGGATTCTTCTTGCAGAATGGCGACAATTACTTTGGTTCGTGGTTTTGGTCGAACACCCTTGACGTGATGGTTCTTGCAACGGCATTCCTTGCGACCCGTCGCCCTGATATGGAAAACTTCAAGTTGTCCACCGTTGCAAAGACCCTTGGAATCGAGGTGAAAGATGATTCCTTGCACAATGCGATGTATGATATTGACTTGACGAAAGCAATTTTTGATATTGTAACCAATGGCAAGGGGTAAAACGACAACCAAGCCGTGCTTTTCCAATGGTACGGAGTTTATGGCGTGGCAAGACCGAAATTGTTGCCGTTGTGTCAAGGCGGTTTGGTTCAATGAAAAGAAAAACGATTTCCCGGCTTACCGATGTGCGGTGCAAGGGCAAATTGAGGGGCAAGCCGCAGGACTGTATGAGGTCAGCGAAAGAACCTATAATGCAACCCAACAAAATGATTGCCCATATATCAAGACGGAAAGAACGAAGCCAAGAAAGAAAAGCGATGGTTCACCGTCCTTGTTTTGAGAAAAACCGGGTATTTGTAGAACATAAATTTTTCAAGAAATGAACTTTAATGATTTAGCGAACAAAGCACATACCAACGCCGTGAATCACGGATTTTGGAAAGGTAGGTTGAGCAACGAACATTGTTTGATGCTTGTAATCACCGAGGTTGGCGAACTTGTCGAAGCAGACCGAAAGAAGCGACACGCCAAGATTGACCGATTTGTTGAAGATGGCAAAGAGTACCCCGAATTTATCGGTCGTTTTGAAGATTGGATAAAAGACACGGTGGAAGATGAATTTGCAGACATTGCCATTCGTCTTTTCGACCTTGCCGGGGCTTTGGGTGTTGATTTCGACAAGATGAACCCTTGCCGTTATCACCGAGCCTTTGACAAGTTCAACTTTGCCGAAAATGCGTTTGCCTTGTGCAAAGGGCTTGCCCGTGATGTGATAGGAATTGAAAAACGCATTCAATTTGGTGTTGAATATGTCAAGAAGTGGGCGGAATCACTCAACATTGACTTGGGTTGGCATATCGACAACAAAATGAAGTACAACGAAACCCGCCCGATTCTTCACGGAAAGGGTTATTAAACAAGCAAATGCAATGCACTTGCATAACAAATGTAATGCAATGAAACGTGTAAAAATCACCGAGGACAATTTTGTGTGGCACGTCTTGACGGAAGCGGAAGCAAAGCGGGCGTTGGGGCAAGTCGAGGTTTACGCACTTTATGACGATGATTCGGAAGCATTGGTGCAAAGCGAACAAGAAATTGAAGCCGTCATTCGCCGGGGTGCTTATGTCGGTATTGAAGTAGGATTTATTGACGATTCACAAAATTAAAGAATTATGTTACAGTTAGAAGTAATTGGAAATCTTGGCAATGATGCCGAAATTAAAGAGTTTGGCGGCAAGAAGTATGTTTCAATGAATGTCGCACATTCGGAAAAACGAAAAGATGGTGGCGAAACCACCGTTTGGGTGTCGGTTTTTTGGTATGGTGAGGGTGGCTCACTTATGCCGTATCTTAAAAAGGGAACAAAGGTGTTCTTGCGTGGTCGCCTTGTTGCGAAAGCATACGTGGACAAGAACAACCAACCGCAATGTTCCGTGAATGTGTACGCCAACGAAGTAACCTTGTGCGGTGCAAAGACCGAGAACAACGCCAATGCACAGGCACAGCCGACCAATGTTGCACCGACAGCCGCCCCAACACCGGGTGAAGATGATTTGCCATTTTAATTCGTGATGCCTTATGGATTACCGAGTGAGAAAAGAAACCGTTGTTGATTCAATGGAAGTGGTGATGGACGAACAAGCACAAGTGCAATACGTGCCAACATCATTCAAAGACCAATACGCGGTTAAGGTGAAAGGATTTTTGAGGTGGCACACCATCAAGACGTTTTCAAAGATTCGTTCCGCCGCCAAGTTCTTACGTTCATTAAAGCAAAAATTGACCGATGAAGTATGACAACATCATTGCCATTGACCCGGACAAGGAAAAATCGGGCGTGGCGTTCCTGAAACCGTCCACAAGGCAACTTGAAGTTACAAACTTGACCTTTCCGATGTTGCTTGACTATCTGCAACACGCCAAAAAGGTTCAGGGCGAAACGATGGAATCCTTGATTGTGGTTGTGGAAGCCGGGTGGATTGTAAAAAAGTCCAATTTCCACGAAGCACAAGGACACAGGGCGGAAAAAATCGCAAAGGACGTTGGGGCAAACCACGAAACCGGGCGAAAAATCATTGAAATGTGCAAGCATTATGGAATCGAGGTCGTGCAGCACCCGCCATTGGTGAAGTGTTGGAAAGGCAAAGACCGAAAGATTACCCACGAAGAATTGGTGTCATTTACCGGGTTGATGGGACGAACAAACCAAGATGCCCGCGATGCCGCTTTGCTTGCTTGGACATTTGCGAACCTACCTATAAGGGTGAAAGTTTGATAAGTTTTTCTTAACTTTTTTTGAAAAGGGGTGTTTCATAGTGATACGCCCCTTAACTTTGCGATGAAATCGCAAAATCGACAAAAAGTTATGAAACCAATTGATTTTTCGCAGTCCACAAAGGTATTGCAAAGACCGTCTAATTTTTTAATGTTATGGCAGAAATTGAAGTAAGATTCAAAGTGTGGGTTGGAGATTTCCCCGAAACACGTTTGACAAAAAACAACATTATTCGCAAAATTGAAAGATTGCGCGATGAAATCCTTGATGATTTCGATGAAACAATACACGACATAGAAGTGTATGAAGATGGCGAACAACAGGAATTAACCTTTCCAAACTCAATATAAGATGGCAAAGATTATTGAACGAAGTATTGATTCGTTGATTCCTGATGACAAGAATTTCAACAAGGGAACGGAGTATGGCGACCACCTTATGGACGAATCCTTGCGAAAATTCGGTCTTGGGCGTTCAATTTTGCTTGATAAGAACGACCGTATCATTGCGGGCAACAAGACCACCGAAAAAGCCGCCGAACTTGGCTTTGAAAACGTCCTAATTGTGGAAACGGACGGCAACACACTTGTTGCGGTGAAACGAAAAGATATTGACTTGGATTCAGCCAAGGGGCGTGAACTTGCACTTGCAGACAATGCCACAAGCAAAGAAAACCTTTGCTTTGATACGGACTTGATTATGCAAGCAGCCGAAAAATACAACTTTGAACCCGAAGATTGGGGCGTTGCAATGCCTGAACCCGAAGATGAACAACCCGAAGATGGTAAAAAGGTGATTGACACACGATTGATTGTTGAATGTGGCGATGTTGCCAAATTATCATTGTTATTCAGCGAGTTACAAGACAGGGGCTTCAAGTGCGAGTTGAAAGAATAAGTAATAATTGTAACAAAATCAACCTAAAAAAGAGTTTTGACAATGGCAAAGTTCAGTAAAAAAACGGTGGAAAAGATTGTTGGGCTTATCAAGTCCGACACATACACCATTGCCGAAATTTGCCGCCAAGTGGGAATAACACCGAAAACATACCATCAATGGGTGAACGATTACCCCGACTTTGCCGATGCTATCGAGCAAGCCAAGGACGAAAGAATGCAAGCGATGGTGATTGAAGCGAAAAAATCCTTGATGAAAAAGATTCAGGGTTACGATGTAACGGAAACCAAGGTTATAACCGTTCCCGGCACGAAAAAGGACGAAAAGGGCAACCCGAAACCCATTATCAAGGAGCAAACGACCACCAAGAAACACATTCAGCCCGACACGGCGGCAATTATATTCACATTGACAAATGGCGACCCGGAACATTGGCGAAATAGACAATCCACCGAGGTAACAGGCAAGGACGGCAAAGACCTATTCGCCAACAAGACCGATGAAGAATTGGACAAGGAAATTGAAGAATTGAAGCGCAAATTGGGGTGATGCAGAAAAGGGCGGACAAAATAAAGTATTACAAGGCATTGAAAGAACGGCTTGTTCGTGAAAGTCGTTCCGATTTGTTGCGTTTCACCCTTTCCACAATGCCGACATTTCGCCCGGCAGACTTTCACCGCCGATATTACCACGTATTGACCGACTTTGCAGACGGCAAGATTCGCAAACTTATGGTCTTTATGCCCCCACAGCACGGAAAAAGTGAGGGTTCGACACGGCGTTTGCCCGCTTTTCTATTGGGCAAAAAACCCGACAAGAAATTGGCGATTGTGTCGTATAACGCACCCAAGGCACGAAAGTTCAACCGAGAAATCCAACGTATCATTGACAGCCCGGAATATCACGACATATTCCCCGACACGGCTTTGAATGCTTCAAATGTTACAACGGTGGCGGGTTCGTGGTTGCGAAATGCCGATGAATGCGAAATTGTGGGTTATCGTGGCGGATTCAAGACGGTTGGTGTTGGTGGTGCATTGACGGGTGAACCCGTCGATATTTTGATTATGGACGACATTTACAAGGACGCAAAAACGGCTTGGTCGCCCATTGTCCGCGAAAGTGTTTCCGATTGGTACGATACAGTTGCAGAAACCCGACTTCACAACGATTCGCAACAATTGATTGTGTTCACCCGATGGCACGAAGATGATTTGGCGGGTACATTGTTACGCCAACAAGGTATTTACGACCCCGAAACGAACCCCGATGGTTGGGTGGTTGTCATATACAAGGCAATCAAAGAGGGCAAACCGACCGAATACGACCCACGCCAAGAGGGTGAAGCCCTTTGGAGTGAACGCCACAACCTGAACAAGTTGCAGTCGATACGCAAGCGAAATCCGCAAGTGTTCGATTCCTTGTATCAACAAGACCCACAACCACGTGCCGGATTGATGTACGAAAGTGGCTTTGTGGAATACCTGATTCGTCCGGCGACAAAGTACGTCAAGCGCAAATGTTATGTCGATACAGCCGACACGGGCGCGGACTATTTGTGTGCAATCATATATGACGAAACCGATGTGGGCAACTACATTGTTGATGTGCTTTACACCACACGCCCGGTTGAGTACACCGAACCCGCACTTGCAAAGATGCTTACCAAACACCAAGTGGCGGAATGTGTCGTGGAAGCGAACAACGGCGGTCGCCTATTCAAAAACAACGTGGAAAAGCAATGTCGGTTGATAGGTAACGCCAAGACCAAGTTTTCAGCATTCCACCAAACCGAGAACAAGGACACACGCATTTACCAACATTCGGCAATGGTGCAGAACCTCACGTTTATGCCCCAAGGGTGGAAAAACCTATTCCCCGAATTTGCCAAGGCGATATGCGGTTACTTGAAAGCCGGACAAAACGAACACGATGATGCCCCGGACGCATTGACAGGAACAATTGAAAAACGTGCCAACCGCAAGAAATCGGACGTGGCAAGTCTTTTTGGATATTAAAGTGTATCACTATAAAACAAGAATTATGACAATTGAAGAAATTTTCAGCAAAGCGACGGCAAATGATGTGATTTCGGAATTGAAGTCTTGCCGATTTATTCCACAACCCGATGTGGAGAGTGCAAAAAAGGCATTGAACCCCAAGTTGCACGATGTAAACGACCCTATTTTGCGCCCTGATAAAAGGGTGAAAGTTGATGCCGATAATGATGCGGATTCGGCACAAAAGGTTATCACGACCGATGGTGAAGCGGTGAATTTCCGAACCGAAAAGGTTGCAAGGGTTTCACTTGCCATTCAAAAGTTGATAATCAAACGTGCCGTGTCATTTTGTTTCGGCAACGCCCCGGAATACAGCGCAACACCGAGCAATGACAACGAAATTGCCATTGTGAACGCATTGCACCGTATCTTGGGCGATGTGAAAAGCAATTCTTTGAACCGCAAGATTGCCCGTGCGATATTCGGATTCAAGGAATGTGCAGAGTATTGGTACACGGTGGACAAGACACATTCCAAGTATGGGTTCAATTCAAAGCACAAGTTGCGTTGTGCAATCTTTTCGCCTGAATTTGGCGATACACTTTACCCGTACTTTGACGAAACGGGCGATATGGTGGCGTTTTCACGTTCATTCAGCCGCAAGGACGTGGGCGAAAATTCGATTGATTACTTTGAAACATTCACCGACAAGGAACATTGGTTGTGGGTGAACGGTGCGAATGGTTACGAAGCCGCCCCCGGTTATCCCAAGAAAATTGCCATTGGCAAAATCCCGGTTGTGTATGGACACCAACCATATTTTGAAACCGAGGACGTGGACAAGCTGATTGACCGCTTGGAACACTTGCTTTCCAACTTTGGCGACACCAACGATTACCACGCAAGCCCGAAAATCTTTGTTACGGGTCAAATCAATGGTTGGTCGAAAAAGGGTGAATCGGGTTCAGTAATCGAGGGTGAAGATGGTGCGACAATGCAATATGTGTCTTGGCAGTCAGCCCCCGAAGCGGTGAAACTTGAAATTGAAACCCTTTTGAAAATGATTTATACCATTTCGCAGACCCCGGACATTTCGTTTGATGCGGTCAAGGGACTTGGGGCGATAAGTGGCGTTGCCTTGAAGTTGTTGTTTATGGACGCGCATTTGAAAGTTCAGGACAAAAGGGAAATTTTCGATGAATACCTACAACGCCGCGTGAATGTCATATTGGCATACATCGGCAAGATGAACACAGCTTTGGAAAAGGATTGCGAAACCATCGTGATTGAACCCGAACTTGTGCCATATATGCTTACCAACGAACTTGACGAACTGAATTATTGGCTTACCGCCAACGGCAACAAACCCGTAATTTCGCAAGAAGAATCGGTGGAACGTGCGGGCATTTCAAAGGACGTGCAAGGTACGATGGCGAAAATCAAGGAGCAGCACGCAAGCGAAAATTCGTTCATCATTGGCGAACCTCAAATTGATGGCGATGCGTAAGGTCTTGTTTGCAATCCTGATGGTGCTTTGTCTTGCAAGCTGCAAGGAAAGCCCGGTAAGTGGGTATGTTGTCGGGAAAGCATTTGTCCCGGCACATACCACCACCCAATACAATGTTGTGTTGAAGATGCCA